ATTACCGTTTAATAAATCATAGTACTTTGATTTGTACATGTCACGCTCTTGAATAAATTGGGTCATAAGCATAACAAATATTATTCCGACAATACCAATTATGGTATATAAGCCAGGAATACTAAAACAATATTCACCTGCAAATGCGTCCATTATAATTAACGCAAATATTTTAAATGCAGTCAGAAAATAAAATTATAAATTCTTAGACTAATCAATATGAAGCACGCAAAAGCAAGTAAAAAAAATATATCATGCAGTGAGTTTACGCATATTGTGCATATTTCTGATATTCATATTAAGCCATTAGAAAGACACGACGAATACTTAAAAGTATTTCAAAGCTTGACAAATAAAATAAAAAGTTTTAAAAATAAGCACAAAATTGCTATTGCAATAACAGGAGATATTTTTGATAATAAAACAGTATTCAAACCCGAAACATTTAACTTATGTAAAATGTTTATGAAAGATTTATCGCAACAAGCACCAGTATTTGTTATTGCAGGAAATCACGATATGCTTGAAACAAACACACGACGACTTGATGCATTGACACCCATTGTAAATGATATTCCAAATTTATTTTATTTTTCTTTAAGTGGATGTTACAAAGTAAATGATTACGTTTTTGCAGTATCGTCATTGTATGACAAAGAAATAACTAAAATTGAAAATAAAGACAAACTTAATACTGTTATTGGAATGTATCATGGTATGTTAGCAGACACCATAGAAAACGAACGCGCTTGTTTAACCAGTGAAGATTTTATTAATTATGACATAGTTATGCTGGGAGATATCCACAAACGCCAAATGATTAAACCGCATATTGGTTATTCAGGCAGTCTTATTCAACAAAATTACGGCGAACCATTAAACCATCACGGTGGACTATTATGGGACATAAAATCAAAAACTGCATCACAATTTGATATTGAAAACGACCACGGATTTGTTGACATAGTATGCAATGATGGTATATGGGTCAATAAACAAATCGAATTACCAAAGCACGTATATTGCCGCTTTATTGCATCAAATACCAGCGATTACGAAATAAAAGAAATTATTAAACAAATTGAAACAAAAACAGAATCATGTATTGTAACCATTAAAACACAACCAAGAGATAGCCTTAAACACGAAACCCAAAATAATTCGATTTCAAACGAATCAGATATGCTAACAAAGGAATGTGATATTCTCAAACTGGACATTGACACAATGCTTTCATTACATAATGTATACAAACAAGAAGCACTAATAAAAGACAATAATGAATATTCGTCGTGTGTATGGAAACCAATAAAAATGGAATTCAAAAATTTATTTGGATACAATAATTCCAAGGTACATACTATAAATTTTTCAGACAACGTATACAGCATACAAGCACCAAATGGAAACGGCAAAACATCCATTGTCAATGCATTGATATTCGGTATATACGGCAAAACACCGTTGGTACCATTTGGTCGTGGTCATACATACGATATAATAAATAATCTTGAAAACAACGGCTTTGTAAATATTTACTTTATGTTTAACAATGTTCATTATTTAATAAAACGATACAACAACACGTCTAACAAGCGGTACAGAACAGAAAAATTTATTAACACAAAATTACAATCATATACGTTCCATGTTGAGCTTTACGAATATGGAAACAATTTTGATAATCCCGATCCAAAAAAGATTTCTGAAACTGGTAACGCAACTGATGCAGTTATTTTGAAAATGTTTGGCGATATTGAATATTTCTTGCATTCCAATTTAATGGACAAAGAAGCATCAAAAGATATTGCCAGCTCAACTGCACAAACAGAGCGACTAAGAATATTAAAGAAAATTTTTCACCTAGATTACTACGACGAATATAAGTCTATGAATAATTCCAGAATAAAATCAATGAAAAAGACACAAGATGCTCTTATGAATGAAATAAAAGGCATGGAAGCAACATACCAAGAAATGGATAAGGACGTGCTTCAAAATACTATAACAAACGAAAAAAAGGAACTAAAAGAAGAAGAAAAAGGACTACAACAATTACAAGAAACACTAACACAAAAAGAAGAACTTTTTCAGTCTACGTTGTCAAAACTAGAAATTGCAAATTTAAAGCTCGATAATACAAAGCATCACAAATCAAATTATTCTCAAAAAGAACTTATACAAAAAATTAAGAACCATGCTTATTATAATAAACAATTAATCAATGAACAAAGCAACAGTGTAGCATGGTATGACTCTGAAATAAAAGGTCTCAATAAGCTAAATAAAGAATACACTCGTAATATACTCCATAAAGGAACAAAAGAAGAAATAATGCAAGAAATAGAGGACCTTGAAAGTGAAAAAGAAAATATTGGTTACATAGAAATTCACGAAGAACTAAAAGAAGAAGAAAAAGAAAATTATTATAACTTTAAAAATAACCAACAAAATTGCAGCAACAAAATTAATGAACTTGAAAACAAAAGTTGTATTGAAAACGATTTATCATTACAAGAAATAATCGAAGAAATTGAAAATGTAAAACAACAACGCAATGAATTATTAAAAAGATCTTCAAATACAAAGTCGAGAAAACAGCTTGAAACAGAATTATATTATATTCGCCAATCCATTGTCGAAACAAATGAAACCGAAGAGCAAATAAATCAAACAATCCAAAATTTACGCGTTGAAATAGAACTATTAAAAAGAAAAACAACAAATGAAACAATCGATGAATTTTATTGCGATAAACCAAACGATGTATTAATGCGGTTAAAATCTTCTCTTGAACGTAAATTAATAGACCCGAACTCCATAATCATTCCACCAAAAATATTAATTGACGAAGAAAACCAAGAACTACTATTTAATGCCAATGCAATTATTGATGACTGTAGAAATCGACTTGAAAGTTACTATGACAGTATATATTGCGACAAAGAACAAATCATTGAACTACTTGACGTCATAGACACTCTTCCATATAAAAAAGTGTCTTCGTCGTATATTAACAGTGATCACGATAACATTTTTAAGCGTCTTGACAAAAAAAATATTGAAAACATTGAAACAATTTTAAAATCATGCTGTGACAATACTATTGATATTGGATTGGTTGAAACACTGCATAGAGATATATTTATTCAAGAATCTTTGGTTGACAAGTACCAAAATGCAGCTGAAAATAACAAAAAACACGACGAGCTTAGCAAGTTAAAGCAAGAAAATGAAAAAATATTAAATAACATAAATAATATTCAAACAATACTTGATATTAACGAGTATAACGAAAATAAACAAAAATTAATTACTTACGAGAAAAAATTAAACAATATAAATAAAATAAAACAAGCACACGAAATACAGCAACATTTAGAAGATTTAAAATCAACAAGCCCCGATTCCATTGAATCGGAACTAAATGAACTTGACGAATACAATCAAGAACTCATAGAGCATATGAACTATGTAAATTTGAAAAATTACAAAGCACAATACAAAGAAAATGAAATAATAATTGAACAACTAAAAAATAAAATAGATAACCATAAAAAATACACAAACTATTCCAAGATAGCACAACAAATCCATAATTATAATCAAACACTGACTTATTTAACCCGTTATGAAGACAATAATATTGAAATCGAAAAATTACAAAACCAAAAGCAAGAACAAAAAGAAAAAGAAAACTTTTTATTAATAAATGACCAACTAACTTACATCGAATTAAAAGAATCGTCTGTTAATCTTAGTATTGAAAAAGAAAAATTACAACAAGAATTATTACCGCTTAAAAAAAATTGTAGTGATTCAAATAATAAAATAACATTATTAAAAAGTAACATACAACTGAACAAAGAAAGAATCAAAACCATTGAAACTACTAGTACGAAAATTAAGCAATGTATAAGTGACATAAAAGATATTCAAATACAGTTATCCAAACTCGAAGATTATGATAAACTTATTTCTAATAAAGGACTACCGTCTAAAATTCTTTACGACATTATAAAGTCGATCGAATACTATATAAATAGTCTTATCACAAGCTTCATAAATTACCGACTTGAATTTGCATTTGACTATGATAAACAATACTTAGAAATTTTATGCTATAACACAAAAACAGAAAAATGTTTGTCTTTCCAGAGGTTATCCGGTTACGAAAAATGCGTTGTTAGAATAGCATTAAAGCGAGCAATTAATAAATTTTCGTGTAATTCAAAATCGTCTTTAGCTATTATTGACGAGGCATTTGACTGCATCGACGAAAATAATTTTACTTCAAAATTACCACAGCTTATTTCATTAATAGCAGAAGACTATGACGTTACATTAATAATTTCACAACGGGATATTAGCCATATTGCAGACAAAACAATAAAAATAAGAAATAATGCTATTGCTGTGTATTAGTATTTTCCAAAAGCTCTGTCATACATTTTTTTTGTTTTTCTCCAATTAATACAAAGTCACTTTCGTCATCATCGCTACTAAAGCTTTCATCAAAATAATTATCAAATTTTTTATTGCAAATAATTTTGGTAACCATAAAAACAAATAATCCAAACGTAGAAATACGTGTTAATGAATAAATAAATTCAATTAAGTACATTTTAATTTAATACTATAATTTTAAATGCCATATTGTTTTAAAAAACAAACAATATAATAAAAATGAATATAACTTTTGCAAACGTACCGGGTATAATACAGTATGAAAATGGCAATTTTCAATATTCACTAATGACCATAAAAGAACTAACAACAGATAATTATAGTTTATGGAAAGGACAACGCTTTATAAACAGACAACACATAAAAGAAATAAAAGAAGAAATGATTAACAGTATAAATACTACTAAAAATATAAAATATTCTTCTAGTTTACCTCACATAGCTCTTACAACAGATAAAAAGAAATATATTATAGATGGACAACATCGCATAGAGGTATACAAAGAAATATGTAAAAAACATAATAATGCTATTAAAGTACTTGTATTATACGAATATTGTAATAGCGATGAACAAGTAATGGAATCATTTAAACGTTCCAATACACAATGGGAACAAAATGATGAAGTAAAAAAATGGATACATGGTGAAGAAAACGAACATCCAAAACCGCAAAATAATATGGAAGTAATTCAAAAATTGTGGAACGAAAAGTTAGAAGAATATGGTGGTTTAAAAGGAATGATTAGTAGATCTTCTAAACCACAAAAACCAAACATAAATGAAAATAATTTTTTAAATTCTCTTACAAGTTTTACAAGTTTTACAAGTTTTACAAGTTTTACAAGTTCCATTGAACCTAATAAGAATATTACTTACGAACAATTAAAGTTACAATTAAATAATGCAAATGAAAAAATAAAAAATTTAAAAAGTACAAACGAATACAAAGTAAAAAATCCAGAACGTTGGAAAAAATGCGAAAAATTTAATTGTTACATTGGACTAGTACCAGATTTTACAATTTATATGAAAGAAGAAAAAAAACAACAACGAACAAATATACCTTCTGGAATAAGAAAAAAACTGTGGAAAAATCATTTTGGTGAATACGCAGCTGTTGGTAATTGTAAAGTATGTACAGATTTAATCCACATAAATAGTTTTGAAGCAGGACACATAGTGGCAGTAGCAAAGGGAGGATCAAACCACATTGAAAACTTATTACCGATATGCCAAACTTGTAATCGTTCCATGGGTACAACAAATTTATACGATTATAAAAATAATTATTTTAAATAATTAAAAATTTTTTTTGTTGTTTCAAAATAAAATTTTTTTTCGGATTTTTTAATATTTAAAATATTATTAATAGTTCTTAAATTTGAATCGTATAAAACATCAAACTTTTTTTCTTGAAACAACAAAATATTTTTTAAACTTTCATATTCTTCGTTGTCAAGACAATCTGTGATTTTAACTTTATTGCAATACTGTATAAGCTTTCTTTCTTTTGTATTGTTATCAAGATCTTGCCAAGTTAGTTCATGAATACAACCATTAAGACCGATTTGTCCATCCATAATGTTTTCGGTAATATTTATCAAATTTAAATTGCATATATTTTCTCTGTTAACTACATAATTATTATTTCTGTTAACTTTTTTAAATTTTTTTGGATACACTTTAATCATTTTAAAATTTAAAAAATAACAATCAATTTTTAAATTAAATATTTCCAGAACGTGGTATATGTTCATTACCAACACGAGTATTTAATGGTTTATATATAATATTATAGTCTTCAACAGACATTGAATACTGTCTTTTGGTGTCTAGGTGTTTCAAATTTTTAAAATTAACTGGTGCACAATTATTAAACCCCATGTATAAATTATATGTTTCCATTTTTATAATATACAAATATATTAAAAAATAAATTATAAAGTTATAAAAGATGCAAGCATATTCATATGACAGAGAAACTGGTATTTTTATTGGTATTACAGTAGCACATGAAAATCCAAGACGACCAAACAACTACTTAATACCCGCACAGTCTACATTAAAAGAACCACCAGTAATAACTAATCCTTCAAAAGTAGCAAAATACGATGGTAATAACTGGTTAATTATAGATAAACCACCAAAACCATTAACTGAAGAGGAAAAAGCAGAAGAAGAATTTAAAAAGAATTATGTAAAACCTGATCCAGTACAATTACTACGAAATAAGCGAGACAGAATGTTGGCAGAAGTAGATTGGTATGTAATACGAGCTGTTTCTACTAACACGGAAGTTCCAGAAATTGTAAAAGATTATATGCAACAACTAAGAGACTTACCTTCCAATAGTAACCCACAATTAAAAGAAATAAATTTATATTATCACGTACTTGATGAAACATCAGTAAATTGGCCTGTTTTAAACATTTAATTGTTAATACTTTATACATAGTAATAAAGCAATATTACGTGGACGGGTTTCACCAAGACTACTACTTGATACTTTTGATGAATCGAAATATAATATACCACTATTACTTCCATCACTACCATTTGGCGTATTCCATGAATTCCATCCACCGTAATGTGGTTTCCAAAATGGACCAGAACCACCACCACCTCCATATGCCCAAGTTTCTGAAATTTTATACATTTGACCAGTTAATGTTTTTGTTGCATAACTCTGAACATTCGAATTAAATTGTCTATTTGACTCTGTTGTAGAACCACCGTATGTATAAGTAGGGTATTTATCAACACCACGACCATTGTCCCAACACCGTATAAATTCACCACGTAAGTCAGGTAAATTAAAACTATTAGCATCAACAGAACCATATGTAGTACCTATTATGTTAAACAAATCTATAAAATCATTTCTAATTAAAGAAGCACCGTTACATTCTAACCAACCTTTTGGTACGCTAGAACGACCAAAATATGCAACAGTACCAACTATTAAATTTATTTGATTTGTTTTTATTTCACTTACTTTCATTTACATACCGTAAGAAAATAAATAATCGCTTTAATACTTTATACATGCTATTAAAACTACGTTTCGTGGTCTTGTTTCTCCCAGACTACTATTAATAACTCTTGATGAATCAAAATAAACTGCCCCACCAGCACTATCGTCGGTACTACTTGGTGTCAATCCTTGTCCATATCCACCGTATTGTGGTTTTCTAAACACACCATATGCAGATCCATTATAAGCCCAAGTTTCTGATACATAAGCGACACTACCAGATATTGTTTTTGTTGCATAACTCTGAACATTCGAATCAAATTGTCTATTTGACTCTGTTGTAGAACCACCGTATGTATAAGTAGGGTATTTATCAACACCACGACCATTGTCCCAACACCGTATAAATTCACCACGTAAGTCAGGAAGAATAAAATTATCACTATTTGTGTATCCATATGTAGTTCCTATTTCTGAAAATAATTCAATATAATCAGATCTATTTAATACTGCACCGTTACATTCAAGCCAACCGATTGGAGGACTAGAACAAGCAAAATAAGCAACTGTTCCAATCATTACATCTATGTTTTTAACAACTATTTCACTAATGTTCATTTAATAGTGAAAAAGAAAATAAAATAATGCTTTCAGTATTTTATACACGCTAATAAAGCAATATTTCTTGGTCTTGTTTCTCCAAGACTAGAATTTGATACTCGTGATGAATTAAATTCAAAAGACCCGGTACCACTACTATCAACGTGATTTGGAGTATTCCCAGCATAATAACCACCAGATCTCCACATAGGTCCATTAGCAGAACCATAATTAGCAAATGTTTCTGATATTTTATACATAGAACCAATTATTGTTTTTGTTGCATAACTCTGAACATTCGAATCAAATTGTCTATTTGACTCTGTTGTAGAGCCACCGTATGTATAAGTAGGGTACTTATCAACACCACGACCATTGTCCCAACACCGTATAAATTCACCACGTAAGTCAGGAACATTAAATGTAGCTCCATCATCACCAGACGTATATGTTAACCCCACGCTATTATATAAATCTGGATAGTCATCTCTATTTAAAGCAGCACCATTACATTCAATCCATCCTATTGGAGGACTAGATTTGGGAAAAAATAATATTAAACCAGTTAATATATCTATTAAACTAGTTGCATCTATTGTACTTATGTTCATTTAAAATAGAAAAAGAAAAAAGTAACTTATTTAATACTTTATGCATGCTAATAACACAATATTTCGTGGTCGTGTTTCATCTACTCCTCCACGACTAGAATGATCTGGATCAACGCGCGTATTTCTTCCAGCACCACTGTAATGATCCATTATACTATAACTACTTGCATCGGAGACAAGACCATGTGTTTGGTAATTAGTATTACCACTTCCGCTAAAATTACGATCATCAATGGGTGCACCAGACATCCAATGTACGTGGTTTTCAAATGTATCTAACTGAAAATTACTATCGATAGAACGACTATAATCTTCACCAATACCATGTGACCAACATCGTATAAATTCACCACGTAAGTCAGGTAAATTAAAACTATTTGAGTCAACGGATCCATAACGTGTACCAACAACACTATAAAGATAGTTATAATCTTCTCGGTTTAAAGAAGCACCATTACATTCAAGCCATCCAATAGGCGCTGATGTTCTTGCAAAGTAAACCACTGTACCTACCATTACATTTACTTGTACACCACTGCTTATTTCACTAATGTTCATTTAATAATAAAAAAGAAAAAAGAAAAAACAATTTAATACTTTATGCATGCCATCAAAACTAAATTTCTTGGTTTTGTACCATAATTTCCAGCTGTTCCAGTGTCACGTACATTTCTACCAACACTAGAATTACGATCTGTCGTGCTAGAGCCTCCAGCATCGGCAATCACACCATATTCTTCATATGTACCTCCCGTATTACTATAATCTCTATTACCTAATACTGTACCAGATACCCAATGTCTATGTTGGTTTAGCATTTGTTCTTGAAATTCCTGACCATTATAACCATTGAATGCTACACCGTCAATAATAAACATACCAGAAATAGACACATAACCCATAGATCTATTGGGGTCAAGTCCACGTCCTTTATCAAAGCCACGTATAAATCTTTGACGTAAATCAGGTATTTTAAATGTTGAATTACTAGTTCCACCAAACTTATTTCCTATATATGCATAGAGTTCAGGATAATCAGATACATAAAGTGTAAAACCATTACATTCAAGCCAGCCATATGGAACAGTCTCGGTCCCAAAATACATTATAGTTCCAACAGTATCATATAAACGTACTGTGTTTAATTCACTAATGTTCATTTATAATAAAAAAACATTAAAAAATAAAGATTTAATATTTTATGCACACCAAAAGAGCTAGATTGTAAGGTATTACTTCATTATTTATATTATAACCAGGGTCATCACGTGTAAAAATACCATAAGCATAATTTCTATCATCAGCCGAATAATACCCAGCACGTTCATCAGCTACAAGACCAAATCTTTGACTATTACCTGTTGTACCACTTTGATTGTGGTCATCTTGTGGAGCATACGATATCCAATGTTTATGAGTTTTGATACGTTCTTGTTGGTAATCGTTTTGAAGAGTTCTTCCACTATCTATTCCACGTCCATTATCTAAACATCGTATAAATTCACCTCGTAAATCTGGTATACTAAATGTACCAGATG